TAGAATTAAGTTTTGGACAGACCGCGAGATTAGAGCGGCATTCGACAAGCGGGGGGGCAAATATAAGGGCATCCTCCAGCAGTTGATGATGGAGCGAGACTACGCCTATAAGCGTCAGATTCGCTACTTTGTCAATGAAGACATTGATAAGTTCATGCGCAGGTTATCTTAGTACTTTCTTTTTCGGAAGTTCTAAGTTAATTTTGCAGCACAAAATATAAAGATATGATTAAACAAGAGATAGTAGATCGCATTATTAGTGATGTCTCCATTCTGGATGTAGCCGAGGATGAAGGCATTAAATTCTCAGCGAAGAAAGGCAACCGCCATTGGGCTTGCTGTCCGTTCCACAAAGAGAATACTGCATCATTCTATGTGGATACAGGCACAAACTGCTGGCGGTGCTTTGGCTCATGCCGCTCTGGCGGCAACGTCATCAGCTTTTACCGCAAACTGAAGAATGGTCTCGAATTCCCAATTGCCTGCAAGGAACTCGCAAAGAAATATCTCAATGAGGAGATAGAGGACGAGTGGCGACCAAGCAAGGAGGAAGAGGAGAAGCAAAAGGAGCAGGAGTCCCTGCGCATAGCACTCAACTATGCGCAGAGCTACTTCACAGAATGTATGCAGAAGGTAAATCCCGCTGCTAACAAAGCACGGGAGGCAGTTTGCAAACGATGGGGCAAGGATGCTATCGGCACCTTCGGCATCGGCTATGCACCAGTAGAAGGCTTCATAGCCTGGGCAAAGCAAAAAGGCTTGGACTTAGATATCCTGGAGCAAGTTGGCCTCATAGGTAATGGTGAGCGCGGCCAGTTCGCCATGCTCCGAGACCGCTACACCATACCTATCTATGACAAGATGAGCAGAGTCATAGGTTTCACAGCAAGAACCATGTCCGATAATAAGGATATCTGCAAGTACCTCAACCTGAAGAACAGTCTCGTCTATCACAAGGACACTTCGGTTTTTGGTATCAATTTCGCACAGAAGGAGGCACGTCTGCGTGATAAGTTCTATCTCGTCGAGGGCGCTCCAGATGTGCTCAAGCTTCAGTCTATCGGCATTCTCAATACAGTGGCATCACTCGGCGGTTCATGGACCGAAAACCAGCTGAAGAAACTCTACCGCATCAGCAAGAGGGTGACATTCATCCCCGATGCTGACGAACTTAAACCAGGTAATGAATTTCCGGCAGGGACAGCTAATGTGTTTGCCAATGGTCGATCTGCTTTACAGGTCGGATTTACGGTAAATGTCCGGGAAATTCCGACTGATTATCCGGCTCCCAAGAAGGAGGATCCGGACTCCTGGATTATTGACAAGGGACACTTCTCACAGATGCGAGAGGAGGAGTTCATCTTCTGGTACTGCCGCCGCAGATACTGGCCAACAGCAGAAGATATCGATGAGTTTACGACAGAGGATAGATTGCAAGCAATTGCAGATATCTGTGGACTGCTCATGTTAATCAAGGATGAAGACCTGAGAAGCAGCTATCTGACTAGTCTTATCTCTACCTACAAACACTCTCGAGAGTGGAAGGATACACTCAAGAGAGCCAAGGAGGCAGAACTGAGCGAGAAGCAGGAGCGTGAGCGCAAGGGAGACATCAAGATGCTCCGTGAATTCGGATTCACCGAACATGATAATAGCTATTGGGGTACCAACAAGGAAGGAGACGAAATTCAATGGTCCAACTTCAAAATGAAGCCTCTCTTCCATATTCGTGATGATTTCAACCCGGTTCGCCTCTTCGAAATCAAGAATAACGGAGAGGAACCATCAAGACTCATCGAACTCAATATGGATGAGATCACATCGAGCAGTTCGCTTCGCAAGCGACTGTTTGGTATAGGAGATTATATCTGGATGGCCAGAGATGAGCAGCTTATCAAGCTTCTAGGCTATCTCGGTAGAGTGACCGAGACAGCAGACCCTATCAAGCAGCTAGGTTGGCAGCGTGAAGGATTCTATGCATTCTGTAACGGAGCGAGCGAAGATGGTATCTGGATTCCAATAGATGATATGGGCATACTCAGATTGCAGGCTGGCAAATACTATCTTCCGGCCATGAGCAAGCTCAATAAGGACAGCCGGGAGTTATATGTCAGTGAGAAGAAGTTTCGGCATGAGAAGATGGTTGACAATCCGACAAGTCAGGCAGACTTCTTTGCCAAGGTCGTACAGGTCTTTGGCGATAACGCCAAGGTGGGTCTGTGCTTCTACATCGCGACTCTCTTCCGTGACATAGTCATCGGCAAGAGTCGTTCCTTCCCGCTCCTCAATGCCTTTGGCCCGAAGGGATGCGGTAAGACAGAATTTGCTGCCACCCTCATGAACTTCTTCTACAAATACGAAACCAAATATGAGCCGCTCTCAATCACAAATGCGTCAATGCCAGCACTCTCTGACTATGTCGGAGGAGTTAGCGATGCCCTGGTACACATCGACGAGTACAAAAACTCCATCACACAGAATAAGGTGGAGTGGCTCAAGGACTTGTGGAACGGTATAGGTCGCACAAAGATGAACATGGACAAGGATAAAAAGCTCGTGCAGGCCAAGGTTGACTCTGGCATCATCCTCACTGGCCAGGAGATGCCTACTGCAGATATCGCCCTCTTCAGCCGACTCATCTATCTCACTTTTGACAAGGGTGAGCATACACGTGAGGAGAAACAGAACTTCGAGGAACTGGAGCGTATGCGCCAGATTGGTGCTACACACATCACTCTTCAGCTACTGAAGCATCGTGACCAGTTCCAGGGCTGCTTCGGTAATGCCTGGAAGCAAGCATCTGATGACCTGGAGGAGCGGTTGGAGGGTGAAAGCATCCTAGACCGTATAATGACGAACTGGAAGGTGCCGTTGGCTGCATATCTCGCCATCAGAGATTACATCGACTTTCCTTTCAGCTACAGTGACCTTTTGGGAGTAGTTGTTAAGGGAGTCAAGACGCAGAACAGCATGTGCAACACCACCGACGAGGTCGCTGGCTTTTGGAATATCATCAATGCTGCAGTACAGATGGGTGAGCTGAAGAAGGACCAGGACTTCAAGATTAAGACAGTTGGCGCATTGACCACCAATAAAGTCAAGATTGACAACTGGGCGATGCCGAAGAGCATCCTCATGATTCGCAAGGACATCACCATGGCTGTCTATCGCAAGTTAGGCAGGCAAATGGACGAGAACCTTCTGCCGAAGGAGTCACTCCTTCACTACCTGCAGATTGGTGCTGACTTCTATGGTTCTACCAAAAACCCTGAGCGATTTATCAAGTTCACTCCGAGCGGTTTGCCGGAGACAGTAGAGAAGACAGATGCCAATGGTACAATCACTGGTCGTCAGAAGTTATATTATAAAGACAGGCCTCTCTGTTTTGACTATACCATGGTGTCAAACAGATATGGCATAGATCTTGACACAGAGGTAGATGGTGAGCAGAAACAGACTAAGGATACCTATGTCATGACAGATGCTGAGCAGAAGGCTCTAGGTCTGGAACCTTCGCCACTATAGTGGAAATAAGTTTTTTGTTTAGATCATATCGTAGCCTCCAGGGGAAGAGATTCCTCTGGGGGCTTTTTTGTTGGTGTTCCGTGATTTTTCCGACAACTCACACGCGACTTAAAAACAATGTGGCATTTGTGGCAATTAGTGCATAGCTGATTATCAGAGAGTTAAGAAGTTGTGTGCTTGTGGCAATATTGTGGCAATTTGTGGCAACGAGAAGAGGTGTGTGGCAAAGGTTGTGGCAATGTGGCAATTCTATTATATATTTGTGTCAATAAGAAAAGACTTATAATATTAATAATCAAGCACTTAATATTTTTGCCACAATTGCCACAAATGAATTGCCCAAAAATGGGTTCCTTGATTTTTAATTGCAACTTTTTCCCTAAAAACAAGGATTTTTAGCGAAAAGCAGATAACTTTTCCTAGAAACGCATGATTATATCGATTATTTTTCCTAATTTTGCGGTGTTTTTAAAAATCAAAATATGAGTAAATTCGTAGTTTATGTACAGGTAGAGCCATACTTGAAGCAATGGCTCACCCATTCTTTCGGCGATCCCGTGGAATTCCCGTCCTGCAGCAACGAGAATGCTGTTCTGCGCCGGTTCCTCGCGAAGCGCCCAGTCAATAACCAACCTGAGCAACCTAGAGAGCGAGATGTTGCAATTAGCATACCTTACTCCAAGTCTAAAAGCCCAGAAACATACAACTTCCTTAACGGTCATGCCAAGCAGGCACTCACCGAAAGCATCAACGATCTCTTCCGCATAAACATGTGGAGTGACCTCGGCGACCTCAATGACATGTCGTGCAAGAAGATGTCTGCATTCAGGTCCTGGTGTGAACAGCAGGGTATTGATATTGAGTATGCAGAGACCATCCGCATGAAATGGTATCGCATGCGCAAGGCCTATCAGGAGAAGGGCATCAATCTTTTCAATCTTAAAAGATGCAAAAAAGACGATTTTTCATGAAAAAATCTCATCTACTCTAGCCCTGTTTCTGTTCAGCACCGAACAGGTGCGAACAGATGCGAACAGACGCGAAATTTTAACAGCTTATGAAAAGACTTAGTTATATCTGCTGCGTGCAGCGCATTCCTGTCAGCAAGTTGCCTTTCGATACACTTCTAGGCAATCTCACTTTTGACATTCCCGAGAGCTATGATTGGCCGGTCGTTAAGTGTCAGAAGCCTGCCAAACTCGAAATAACCGACAAAATAGAGGATGGTGTGCGTTTCTATACCCATAAACTCACCTTCCGTACATGCCGCGAAGACCTGGACATGAAGGACAACTATGCCTATCTGGTCACCACCATCGAGGGCAAACGCTATCTCATTGGCAACAAGGAGCGGCCATATCCTATTATTAATATGTCTGATGTCCACCCTGATTCCCTTGGTACTTCTGCCATGATCGAATACACGGTTCTGTGGGGGAACACCAGAAAAGCACCGTTGATAGCCTGATTTACGTATTTTTCCGTTGGCAATTGCCATATTATCTTTGCATCAAAAAAGATAAGCGCATGAAATACGGAATGATGATATGCGGTACCATCGGAGCCGGCTACGACTGGTGGTCGGGCACCTATGGTACACGTTCCAAGGATGTCAAGGCCTACCTTGACGCTCATCCGGACGAGGAGGTGGATATCGCCGTCTCCTCGCCGGGTGGTTATGTTGATGAAGGCTTGACCATCTATCAACTTATCAAGGACCATGGACATGTCAACGTCCACATTATGGGCATGACCGCTTCCATCGCTACAGTCTTGTGCATGGGTGCCAAGCATGTTGACATGTCAGTCGGCAGCACGATGCTCATTCACAATGCCTCCACGGGAGTTGCTGTCTGGGAGTCAGCTAACAAGCAGAAACTTGATGAACTCATCAAGCAGTGGCAGAAGCAGCGTGATGACCTCGACACCATAGACAAGGTGATCGCTTCCGTCTATGCCAAACGCTCAGGCAAGACCAGCGAAGAGATGCTGAAGCAGATGGGCAAGGAAAATTGGTTGAGTCCGGAGCAAGCTTTAGAGTTGGGCCTCGTAGATGAGATTAGAGACCTTGATGACGAAGACAAGAAGCGTCAGACCAATCTCTCCAAGCGCTTCACCAATGCTTTCTGCTCCAACTTGGGTTTGCCGCCATTGCCTGGAGCAACCGCTGATGAGCCCTCTAAAACATTTCTCGAGAAGGTAGCCGCCTCACTCAGGGATATGTTCAAGAATAATACACAAATTTCTAACATGAAGAAAAAATTCCTCAACCTTCAGACCATCCTTGACCGCAAGGATGATTTCGAGGTTACCGATGAGAAGATTACTCTCACCGATGCAGAGATGCAGAAAATCGAGGATGCTCTTGCCCAAAAGCAGAAGGACTTGGATGACAAGTCCGCTGAGCTCGACAAAGCAAGCCAGGAGGTCAAGGACCTGAAGGCGAAGGTAGAGCAGAAGGACAAGGATATCCAGGACAAGGATAAGGAGATCAAGGATCTCAAGGGCGCACCGGGTTCTGATACCCATGAGGACGTCACACCGGAGGTTGACAACGTTGACGCTGGTGAAATTTTCAAAGCTTTGAAGCAGATTAATTAAAATGGCAGCTTTAGAAAATACAATTCAAATTACTCCTGATTCTCTGAAGACCAGCTTCGCTAAGTACCGCAAGGACATCATTCAGATGCCGGTACGCGCTCTTGACGAGGCTGCAAAATTCATGAGCCGACGCGTGGGCGTTCGTGGCAAGGAGACTGTCGGAGAGCTCGCAGGCGACATGGAGCTCGGGCCATACTCTCTTACTCGCAAGGATGAGAATGGCGTTACCATCACAGGCCGTACCTTGGAGACATTCCTTGGTTCATGCGTCAAGCCTTTTGAACCAAATAAGGTTCGTGAGTCTATCTATGGCTCCAACGTATTCCAGGGCGAGGCGCTCAAAAAACAGCCTATCGCCAAACTGATTGGCATGTTCCTGGCAGGCAAGATAGGTGAGGCACTCTTCAAGTACCTCTTCACCATGAAGCGTAACCCAGCTGGCTCTGGTACCGCAGACCTCGCTGATGGTTTCAAGACCATCTCCGATGCTGAGATCAAGTCCAAGGCGATTGCTGTTGAGAAGGGCAACCTCTTCAATACAACCGCGATGACTGGTGTCAACGCAGTCGATGCAGTCGAGGCATTCTATGATGCTGCCGATGGCAAACTGCAGGGCATCAATACATACATGTTCATGAACAGCCATGAACTCACGCTCTACCGCCGTTGTTATCGAGATAAATACGGAACAGTCAACTGGAACAATGAGTTCAACCACAACAAGATGGATGGTGCAAGCAACTGCACCCTCGTGGGTCTTGACAACGTTCCTGCGGGTTACAAGATCATCACTCCTGGCAGCAACATGCTCATCGGTTTGGCTACCGAGGGCGACAAGGCGAACTTTGGTGTAGAGAGTTCTCTTGACTCTCACTTCCTGGTTGACTTCGTGGCAACCATGTACTTCGGTACTCAGTTCGAGTCGATCTCCAAGGAACGCATCCTCTTCGGTTATGACACTATCCCTTCTGAGTAGGGGATAGCTGTCTATGGTTATACATTATATTATATATATATGGCAACTAAGAAAACATGTGCCTCAACCACAGACCTTTATGAGGATGTGTTGAAGTGTCCTGGAGAGAAGCGACTGCCTGGTACCAGAGCCTACGGATTCTTCACTCCACGACGATTCCTCACCAAGTTTGCTGAACCACAGAAGGAGGGTGCAGCCTCACTTAAAGATTATCTCGTCATCAAGGATAACCACACCCTTCAGGCAGACAAGGTGTGGTATAAGGTAGCCTTCATCACAGACAAGAGCTCATTCTCTCCAGAGGCACAGGGTGAGCATGGCTGCAAGACCATGAACCTCAAGGCTACACTCATCCTTCCTGGTACTGAGGAGGAAGCGTCTGCTCTGGCATCAATCCTTCTCAACGATGACTGTATCTTCATGGTACCTGAGCGCAACGGCAAGCTTCGCCAGTTCGGTGACGAGACCTTCGAGGTCGACGTGACACCTTCTCAGTCTTCTGGTGCAGGCATCGCAGACGAGACCAACACCACACTGGAAATCTCTGTCAGCTGCGAAACCATGCCTCCATTCTATTATGGTACCCTCACAACTGCAGAAGGAACCATCAGCGGCAAGGATTGCAAGCCAGTGGAGGTCTCTAGTGGTACAGACAGCCATTAACTAGGGATTCGATTTTCCTACATAACTACTATCAGTGGCGGGGCGATGCTTACATGAGCTCGCCTCGCCATTTTAATTTTCTATTTATTATGAATGATCCGAAATTCACCGAAAAGTTGAAGAAGTGGTTTGACAGCGAGCATACCGATGCCAACATCAGGGAGGGAGCGCTGCTCCTCCTTCAGATGAATAACAATCGCCACCTCTACCAGCTCATCAACTTTGACCCTCAGGGCAAACTCGAGTTGCTCAAATATGAGCTGCAGAAGCATCTCAACTATCGCATCGAAGGCATGACCATCGATGATGTGAGAGACTACGACAAGAAGGTCACGCCAGTTCTTCAGACTGCGATTGACAAGACCTCAGAAGCAGACCAGATTGCAAAGCAGTTGGCACCTCATCTTCCGGTCGTGGAGTCTGAAAACCTCGATTCCATCGTGCCTTCAGCCATCGTAGCCAAGGGCAAACGAGCAGACCATGACCAGTTGCCTGACAACATCCAGGCTATCTGGGAAAACAACTGCGATCTTTGGAAAAAAATCAAGGAACACTTTGAGGCTTGCAAAGCTTACGACATGTCATGTGACAGATACGAGGGCTTGCATGCTGCCGACGAAGACTTCAAGCGCATGCTCCTTACGCTCAAGGAGGAGTACTATGCATACAAGCAGGCCATGGACGTCTACGACCATGCCAAGCCGGGTGATGCCGAGAAGCAGCCAGCGGAGGAGCAGCCAGAAGCAGCCATCACCTCCAAGCAGATAGGCAATGCTCGCTCCTACATCACCAAGAACCTTGACCAACTCATTGGATTCATGGAGGCTGGCAACACCGACAAGGCTGACGCCTTGCGGGCAAAGGTCAATGAGCGTGTGCAGCTCTTGATTACAGCCAAGGCTGAAATCACCGCTGATACAATCGCCAAGCTTCAGCAGGCTGGCATCACCATGGAGCAGCAGGCTTCAGCCGATGGCGAGGAGCAGCCAGAGAGTGCAGAAGAGGAGGTTACAGATGAGGGCGAAGCAGATACAGCAAGTCCTGAAGCCACTTCAGCAGAGTAGCTCGCAGGTCTTCCTGGGCCAAGGTCTTCACACCCTTGGATTGTTGGGGTGGATTCTGGAGCAGACAGGTGCAGCGCACATTGCCGTCACCACCTTCTCCACATCCGATGCCTTCCTCTGTGGAGTCATCAACCTTCGCAAGCGAGGGTTGGTTGACTCCTCAGTTTTGGTTGCTGACATTAAAGCTTCAAGCAAAACTTTAAAGCTAAGTCGCTTAATGACAGAGGCTTTTGATGAAGTTAAACTGACGCTCAACCACTCCAAGGTCATGCTCGTTGCTAACAACGAGTGGTTAGTCTCTGTGATAACATCTCAGAACCAGACCTATGGTGACCGTGCTGAGTGCACGTTCATCACGACTGACAGAGATGTTTATCTCAATCTCAATAACATGTTAAATAATTTGCTGGATGATACGACAACAATTCCCCTATCTGGAAGAGAGTGAACTTTACCTACAGACGGTCTATGACCTGGCAAAGACCATGACACCGGTCGATGAAGTGCCCATCATGATGGAACTGCCTCCCGACGAGCCCATGGCCATGCAGTTGGAGCTGCAGGAGCCGCGCTCACCCTATCGACACCGCTACCTCAAAGGTTTAGCGGAGACCGCTAACGAGTTACGCATCAATAATATAGCGCTCGCCAAGGTTGGCTCTCCTGGAGCCTACCAGTCCATCATGTCGCAACTCTCGCAGATTATGGCTAACCTCAGTTAGATATGAGTCTACCAGTCAATATTGATGACTACATGAAGTACATGCCTCTCAACGAGGATGAGCTTCAGGAACTTCACATCTCTGCCATCGTCAAGGCGAGAGTGGAGCGGCTGCGTGGCTGCTATGCCTTCTGGCTGCGCTATCCACGCTTTACCGTCAGGGAGATGGTTGATCAGGACAAGGCCATGTTCGGTGTCAGCGAGACACAGGCATACGATGATATACATCTCTGCCAAGTCATGCTCGGCAATCTCAACGCCGCCTCTAAGGAGTTCTGGCGATGGAAGGTCAACCAGGAGATAGACGAGGACCGCAAGGCTGCCAAGGCTGCCGGCGACTTCCGGGCGCTTGCCGTGATGCAGAAAAACCGCATCAAGAACAACCGCACCGATACTCCTGATGAGCCAGAGCTGGCATTCGACAAGATTGTTCCTGTTGAGTTCCGCATGACAGATGATCCGACAGTCATCGGTTTGCAGAAGATTCCAAATCTTCGTGCGAAAATCAAGAAAATGGAGAAGCGCTACTCGATGCCGGACATCGAGGATGCTGACTTCGAAGAACTTCCGCCAGATGATGACAGCAAGACCTAAGGAGTTATTTTTCAACGACGTGCAGTCGCGCGTCCTGCAGCTCATGCCTAAGACGCTGGTCTGCGAGTGGGGCCGTGGTACCGGAAAAGGTGTGGTCGAGGCTGGCCGCATCCTCTATGCCGTGCAGCACATGCCAGGTTCGTGCCTGGGCATGGTGGCGCCATCGGTCAAGCGATGCCAGACCAACATTCTCCCCTCTGCTCTGGTGCACCTGGAGGAGTGGGGTTACAAGCGTGACGTCCACTACATCGTTGGCAAAAAACCGTGGAAGGCGCTGCATTGGCAGGAACCACACTTCCAGCCTATGAACTGGGAGAATACCGTAGCCTTCTATAATGGCAGCTACCTCAATATCATCTCTCAGGACCGCAGCGGTACCTCCAACTCCCTCTCACTCGACCATGTTTTTATCGACGAGGCGAAATTCATCGACTGGGAGCAGCTTAACAATGAGACGCTCCCGGCAAACCGTGGAAACAAGCAGTTGTTCGGTGACTGCTGTCTCCACCATGGTCTGACAATTACTTCAGATACATCGGCGACCAAAAAAGGTTCCTGGTTCATGAGCTGGGAGAAGAAGCAAGACAAAGAGCTGGTGGCAACCATGGAGACAGTCCTGGTGCATCTGCACAGCATCCGCAACAAGCTGGCTGCTCACCCTGAACGATATGACTACTACATGAAGGAAGTGCAGAAGTATGAGAAGATTCTTGATTCTCTCCGCTCCTATGCACTTGTCTATTCTCGATGCTCCAGCATCCAGAACCTGGCTGTCTTGGGCGAGGACTTCATCAGACAGATGAAGCGAGACCTGCCAAAGATGACCTTCCTCACGAGCATCATGTGCCAGCATGTCGGCATCGCACAGGATGGTTTCTACTCCGGACTTGACGAGGATCGCAACTTCTATACGGCGCCGAACACCAGGTTCCTCAATGACCTGCAGTATAAGTTCGACCCTAAGCACGACAAGCCGGACTGCCGAATGGATGGCGACCTGGAGGACGGTTTACCGCTGATCATCGGTTCCGATGCCAACAACAACATCAACTGTCTCGTAGTCGGGCAGGTGGGTTTCGATACCAAGCTGCGCATCGTCAACTCGTTCTACGTGAAGTATGCCAGGAAGTTGCCTGAGCTCGCTCAGGACTTCTGCGACTACTATAAGTATCTCAAGAACAAACGAGTCATCTTCTACTACGATGCGACCTTCGTTGGAAACTCCTATGCAACGCACAGCGATAAGTTCTACCAGATTATTACCAAGGTGCTACGTAGGAATGGCTGGCTCGTTACAGAGGTCTACATCGGCAAGCCGATGAACCATCTTGAGAAGCAGTTGCTCATCGACCGCATGTTCAAGGGACGTGCGCGCCACATGGTTCTCATCAACCAGGACAATAACGAGGACCTGATCATCTCCATCGAGAGTGCCGGCTGTTACAACAACGGCAAGGATAAGCGAGGAGAGAAGCTCGTGGAGACAGACGAGGACAGGCTGGAGAACCGTACCGACTTCTCCGATGCCTTCGATACCGTCTGTATAGGCGTGGATAAGTTCCCTCAGACCGTCCTCTATACGGGAGGCATGAGCAACTATTACCCTCGATAGAATATTTCGTTCTTTTTTTTATTTATTGCTTTAAGTTTTTTTTATGCTATGATTCCTTGGCTGCTTGCTCGTGAGAGTAGGCAGCCTTTTTTTCTTTCTGTGTGTGTGAGAAAGCGGTATCTCCGATGGTGAGTTTGATGCTGTTCCGTACTTTTTTTATTGCATTCTCCGCCGCCCGTCATGTGTTCCCATCCGAAATTTCCTATGCAAAGGTAGCTTCTGGCGATTCAAACCTGTGCATGAACCTGGGTTAACAAAAGCCAAAGGTTCTTCACGCTTCACTAAACCTTTACCTTTTGTTAACACAGAACCCCACACCTGTTTGCCTCTGCCAGCGCATTTTGAATGCATAGGAAAAATCGAAAGGGCACACCGGGCTTTGAACGGAATGCAATTAAAAAAAATACTCCACAGCAGGAGTGGAAAAAATCTCTGGACTCCCAAACATTACCAGAATACAATTTCAAACTTTATAAAATTTTTCGATATGAGACAGAATTATTTCTTTGAGTACGTTCCTAATGCTTACATCAACCTTTGCGTAGATAAGGCTAAGCAGATGGCAAACAACCGCTTCGTCTACGACTTCAAGGCAGGCGACAAGGAGGCGGTACAAATCTGCGCTGAGTGGCTAGTTCGCTATCTTACAAAGCAGTATAGCAGTATCTTAGAGGACTTCGTTGTAGTTTTTGCTCCTTGCAGCACACAATGGAAATATAACAAGCGATTCGGCTATCTCGCAGCCATCCTCAATGCAGCAGGCATCGCAACCGCAAATGAGCACGTGCACATTTTTGGAGAGCGCAAGCCAACCCACAACGGAGGCAGCCATGTTGTTAACGAAGACATTTATCACGTTTCAGTTGATGGCGAGTACTTCAAGGGCAAGCAGGTCATTCTATTCGACGACCTGCTGACTAGTGGCAAGACCATCGAGGACTTCAGAAGAAAGTTGGAGGCGGCAGGTGCTTATGTGGAGAGAGAAATCTTTTTGGCTCGCACCATTCACCACGACCCAATAAGCAACAGAGGCGTGTTGCAGGAGATGGCAGAAGGCTTTTATGAGGCAGTGGCACACTCAAAGAGATGTTTTCCACAGGGTGTTAATATCAATAAGAAATCAAACAACAACTATAATAAAGTAGCGTAACATGAAGAAGTACAATGATATACTAGCAGACGAGCGCCCAGAGTTCAAGGCAGCTAATTACGGATTCGATGCACTCAGTAACACCGAATTGTTATCCATGGTAATCAACAGAGGGGCAGGAACAGCCGAAAGCCTAAGCCAGGCTAGGCAACTGATGAACATGGCAGACAACAATCTCAGTAACCTTGCAAAGTTATCCATGGACGAAATGCAGGTAGTGCAGGGAATAGGCGACTGCAAGGCGTTGGCAGTACTCGCAGCTTTGGAACTAGGCAAGCGCAGGGCAGTGGAGAAGTTGGGCAGCAAGCCCGACATGGGCAGCAGTCTAGCCATATACAACTACATGCTTCCGCAGATGGCAGACCTCAAGGTAGAGCAGGCACACGTCATATTGATGAACCAAAATTTCAGACTCATCAAGAGCGTGAAACTGAGCGAGGGAGGGATAACAGAGACTTCAGTTGATATTCGTATCCTCATGAGGGAGGCAGTCTTGAGCGGTGCAACCATCATGGCATTTGTGCACAATCACCCATCGGGCAACACGCAGCCAAGCAAGGCGGACGATGTGCTGACCCAGCAGATAGCCAAGGCTTGTCAAGTCATGCGCATCTTCTTTATGGACCATGTGATAGTAACAGATGGAGCATTCTACAGCTATCACGACAAGGGCAGACTATAGGAACCATGGGCAACGTGATAGGAACACGTTGTCCTTTCTCTTGCTTGCAAACTTGCTGATGACCGCGGATGATGGGAGGGGGATAGAGATAGCGAGGGCGATGGCAATTCGGCACGGCAGTCGGGGAACTAGGCAATTGCCACATGAAAAAACCCTTACATATACCGCTCCAGTCAGCCGTGGCAATTGCCTCCGAGCGTAGGGCGGTGGGGAGTATAGTTACAGCAAGGCACGCCCTTTTTTGCTCCAACTTTTTAAAAATCCTTGATTTTCAGCAAGTTGGCAAAAATGACCGTGGAAAATTTGTGCAGAATGCCCAAATTTTGCAATCAATTGCCATTGATTGCCCGCTCGAAAACGGCTACTTATGCCAATTTCCATGAAATTGCCACAAGAAACGAGCCGTTTTCGAGCGAACCCCTACATTGCATTTCGGGGTAAAAGAGGTAATAACATTGTTTGACATCATTCAAGAATGATGAGAAAAAGAGGTAAAAACCGTGTTTGATGCGGGTGAAATGTTAAATCTTAGTTAATATAACGAATTTGTAGTATAATTATTTGGATATATCACGATAATGTAGTATCTTTGCAGTGTTAAATTAAACAAGTAAGTAATATGAAATGGAATGAATTAAAAAGAATTGCTATTGCCCACGGCTTTCAGTTTTACAAAGGTTTGAAAGGGCATGACCTCTACATCAACAGAGAGACCAAGAAAACAATCATGCTAGAGCGACATTGGTCACAAGAGGTCAGAAAAGGATTGGTTAACAAACTTAGAAAGGATATCGGGTTCTAACCCGATTCCTTTTTAAACAAGAATATAACAAAACATTAAAATAGATTTCGTATGGATAAAAAATTTAAGGTTTCTATTGAGAAACAGGAGGATGGCAGCTATATTGCATATAATACAAATATGAGTGGCTGTACTATTATCGGCACAGGTGATTCTGTAGCTGCTGCAAAAAAAGACTTCTTGGAGTCTATGGCAGGTGTGGCAGATGCAAAACGTGAGTTGGGTGATGAGGTTCCGGAGGCTTTCTCTAATGTCCCAGACTACAAGTTTGATTTGTCTTCGCTCTTTGAGTATTATAAGATGATTAATGTGAGTGCTTTTGCTAGATTCGTGGGCATTAATGACACTTTGATGCGCCAGTACCGCAAGGGTAACACATATATCTCGGACGCTCAACTGCAGAAAATCGAAGATGGTATTCATCAATTAGGAAATGAATTCTCCAGACTTCAACTTGTTTAATTTAACACATCGTCCCCGACACGATTCCGTGCCGGGGACTTCTTGTTATTCACATATATTTGATATAGTTGTATAAAAGATAATTTGATGTTACTACAAGATATTGAGACCTGCAGGCAGGCTCGTCTGGTTCTCCGAGAGCTTATCAAGGGCGATAAATCACGTGCGCAGCTCTGGGGGGCTCTAGCTGACAACCAGCTTGATGATGTTGATTTGAGGTTCATCCTTCCACCATTGGCCAACGAGGGCTACATCGAGGAGTCTGAGGGCATGTGGCATATACTGGACAAGGGTGTGAAGTATATGCAGACTTACGACAGAATGATAATGGAGAGCATTGAAGGATACCCATACCGTCAGAAGAAATCTAAAGAGGATGAGAACCTGATACTACAGAGACAAAGTTTTAAATGGACAAAGATAAGTGTTATCGTCTCTATTTTAATTGCTTTAATAGGGTGGATAGCAACAATCTTAGATGGGGTGATTGAAGCCATATTAACAATATTCCATGAAGAATAGAGATTATTACGAGAACATTTACAGTCATTTGGAGAAGTGTTACGCGCTTCTCCAAGTTCATATACTCTTTTCTTTCCATACCTTAATATATATTATAATGTAAAAACACCGCAAAGTTAGGAATAATAATCGAGAAAATCAGAGAAAATCGGAGAAAAACATTCCTTTTCCCTTCCCCAAATGTTAAAGTTTAGTTAATATAGCGAAAAAGCTACCTAAATATTTGGCAGTTTATAGCTTTTTTGCTACCTTTGCAGTGTCATTCAGACAAAGAGTTCTTTAATATATTTAATTTTATATGAAGTATAATCAATTGTACAACGAGTTGACGAAAGCGGGATGCTTTGTCACTCGACATGGCGCAGAACACGATGAGTGGTTCAGTCCTAAGACTCAGATGAAAATCAGAGTTCCAAGGCATGGTAGCCATGAGGTTAGACCAGGGTTGCTTAGACGCATTAAAAAGACGTTGCTCGGACAATAAGTCCGGGCAACTGCCCTTAACCTTGCAAGGAGTTGTCTTCTATAGAAAAATATGTTGGGGACTCTTTTTATTGAGAATTTAAAATTTAAAGAAATATGGCAAAAAACGTAGTATTGATTTTGGAGTATGGTGATGGCGGATACTCTTGTTATAATGATGAGCCATTGGGTAATTATGGTGTCATCGATGGCGATGGGGCTACCGCTGAGGAGGCAAAGGCTGATTTCATGAAAGCTTTGCAGGAGTGCAGGGATGATGATCCTAATAACAAGGACTTGCAAGACTTGACGTTTACATACAAATACGACGTGCAAGCCTTCTTCAAGGAGTTCTCCTTTCTCAATGCTACTGAGATTGCCAGACGTGCAGGCATCAACCCATCGCTCATGCGCCAGTATGTAAGTGGAGTCAAGACTGCTGGAGAAAAAACGTATCAACGACTCAATGCCTGCATGAGCGATATTAAAGCGAATTTACAAGCAGCCGTATTCTAACGGTTGTACTTCATAAAAATTAAAAATGAACTCTTAAGCCTCTGGTGCGTGACGCATCGGGGGCTCTTATTTATTAATCATAAAAAATATAAATATGAAAAGCAAGATGCCTGATGATGATATGGATTATATGGATTGGTCCTATAAAATTTATCAAGACAAAAAGAAAAAAGAGTGGGAAGCCAAGAGAAAGGCTGAAAAGAGAGAACGCAATAAATATTGGATGGAGGTCATTACGTTCCTGTTGATGGTGATATCTGTATTATACTCGTGCCTGGCTTCTACCATTAAGCAAGTATGGCAATGGCTATTGATGTTGTTAAAGCTTCAATGACTACAAGCAGAAAAAGACGGTTATTGTCTCTTTCTGCTATTTCTAAACGCTCGTTGGCTATATCTAAGCGTTCATTGGTCTTATCGATAAGTTCAATAACCTTATGTAGGGTAAGTTTCTTATTTCTTTCCATACCTTAATATATATTATTTAGTTAATCCGATGCAAATATACGGAATTTTATTGAATATCCGTGGAATTTTATTGAAAAACAGAGAAAATCAGAGAAATTCATTCCTCAATACCCCGATTTTATGCTCTAAAACATATTCCCTGCAGATACTTTGTCAGAGAGGTTGAATGTCTGAAATATTATTGCTATTTTTGCACTTGATATAAACAACAAACTTATGGAAAAAGAAAATATAAATTTTGTTGCCATTGACTTTGAGACAATGACACCCGAGTTGACTAGCGCATGCGCAGTTGGTATGGTACAAGTAGTAAATGGTGTAATCATGCAAAAGTTCTATAGCTTAATTAAGCCATATCCTGATGAGCGCACAGAGCGAAATACATTCGTGCATGGCATAACTGAAGAGATGGTGGAGAATGCACCTACTTGGGATATCGTTTTCCCAGTTCTGAGAAGTTTCGCTCAGAGTGGTTGCATAGCTTGCCATAATGAGGGTACTGAAGCTAACATACTTTCTAGACTAGCTGAAGTTTACAACCTTGACATGCCAGGATATCAGATTATTGATACCATGCGATTATTACCTGGTAATAATTCGTTGAAGAAGATGTGCGAGTTGATGGGAATTGAGATGCACGACCATCATGACGCATTAGCAGATGCAACTGCCTGTGCTGAGATTGTACTGAAAGGTGCAGGCATTGATGTCACACATCATCATTATGAGAAGCCTGACTATAAGGCTCACAAGAGCCTGACTGGAGAAGTCAAACAGCCATTAGCTGATGAAGATGTTGCTAACAAGGATAATCCGTTCTTCCACCAGAAGGTGGTAATCACTGGAGTATTTACAGCTTTCCCAGATAGAGAGAAACTGGCTTTTAGACTTCGTGACTGCGGTGCAGACATCAATTCCTCTATCTCGGCTAAGACTAATATAGTAGTTAAAGGTGAGGGAGCAGGACCTTCCAAGATGGAAAAGATAAAAAAACTCAATGAGAAAGGAGCTAATATCAGAGTCATCGAGGAGAAAGAGATGGTGGAAATAGTAGAGAAATATGGTATATAAATAAAAAAATGAGCGAGGAATGAAAATTTCTCGCTTTTTTTTTGGCGGTTCCAATTATTCTTCGTACTTTTGCAACCGTCTACAAGATGATAGTAATCTATCCGGCAGGGCGACCGTTTCGCCTATGGCTTCTAGCCGCAGGCTTTTTTTATGCCTAGGAAAATCTTTTTTTCTAACTGGGAAAATAATTTTTTCCAACTGGGAAAATAGATATGCCCAATACATGGCGGCTGCATGAACCGTAAGATTTGATTTGTCCTCTCGGATAAGCCATCATCTTGTAGACAACGGGGAATGCAGCCGCCACCCTTTTGTACAATCGGCTGTTAATGTCTACAAGATGATGCAATATGCAGAATTCTATTTTAATTAGTGATGCTCAGGTGCGCCCTGCAGACATCAGCGTAGAGGAGGGCATGAAGGCCCTCAAGTGTGAAATCAGGAAGCTCGCCAAGACCAAGAGCGAGACCTTCAGCTATATCTGCGGGGAGACCGTGACCTATGGAGAAGTTGTGCTCACCATGGTAGGTTTCGCAGCTGTGATGGCTATTGTCATGATTGGTGGTTTCATTTTCGGAGGGGAGGTAGCATGATGAAGAAAAGTAGAAACCGCAGAAGACGCACAGCAAAGCTGACTACCAAGGACATCAGCAAGTTCCAGTACTTCATGAATATAGGCGAAAAAATGAACGCCCATAAGGTGGAACTCAAATTTCAGAGAGCCAACAAAACTATTGGTTCTGTTGCATTCATCGAGGATGCTCCACACAAGCAGACTGTTATCCGATGGTATGATCATCGCTATTATGCTCTTAGGTATGGAGCTAAAGAGGCTAAGCCACTCAATATGACTTTGGCCAAGTGGAAATCTATAAACAACGATTAGGTATGAAAAAGAATAAGAAGAAAGTCAAGAGAGACGTTATCTTGCTATATTTCCGCCGCCGTCGCATCCGCGATGCGCTCATGAAACGCTGGTGGGAGCTTGAAGCCAAGCGCAAGGAACTGTACAAACTGGTGGAGTATGCCAAGATTCAGTCACGATACTGCGTCAATCTGGACTGCCACCGCATAGCCGGCAGATACCTCAGAGAACTGGAGCAAGAGGAACTACGTACCTGCAGACTTCAGATCAAATACGACATTTGGGCTTCCAGACTCGGTTACTGGATAGACCTCTATGAGACGGCATTAAACCGACAGCACCCAGATAACAGAATTTAAGTATAACCCTTTAAAAATTAACGATTATGCCAAGAAATACAGATAATTTCATCAGCGAGCAGTTTGAGGAGGACCTGCTCGACGCTTACTTCCACTTCCGCAGCTGCCTCCCTGTGAAGGATGAAGACACCGGTCTTGATTACAAGAAGAGTTACAAGACCACCCAGGACATCGCCACGGAACTTGATGACATGGGCGGTGTCAGTATAGAAACCATCAACCAGTATATGCAGGCGCATGGCTACTATGTAGCCACGCAGCCAGACGGTACCGTGGCATGGGCTATCTGGGAGAGAGTTGTCAGGCCAGACAGCCTGGTTTAAGTTAAAAACTCATATATTTTATTATACTACCATGTGTTATGCATAATTTTTCGTACCTTTGCAGCACGAAAAATTTTACAAAGTTTTGAAAAGCTTTGATACGGCTGGCCGCCCGTGAGGGTAGTCAGCCGTATTTTTATTTTTATCCTCTCCATATTATCTTTGCATCAAAAAAGATAATATATGACCATCACATCACTTCCGTCGGGCAGTTTCTTCCTTGAGAACATCCCCGACATCGATATTCTTACGGCCAAGACCCGCCTGCTCGTCACCATCCAGATAGGTGATGATATCATCTACGATGAATATCTCTATCCTGCCGATGGAGAGATCAGAGTGAGCGACCTTGCCGACATTTTCCGTCCGTATGCACGCCGGAGGCTGGCAGTCACAGCCACCATCACCATCGCCGAGCAACAGGTTCCGGACTCCGGAGACACCGACTCTGCAACAGTCACCGATACGCAGACAGCCAACCTGCAGGTCTACTATTCTACCGTAGACATCGTGGGCGTGGACTGCTCTACATTCCTCACCACCCACTTTCTCACCCTGCTGGAGGGGCACAAGACCACCTACATGGGGCGACTTGAGTATCTCCACTACATGGGCACAGAAGCGGCACAAGTCACCGCACACTATTCCGACAAAACCACAAAACAGTTTACCGCACCAGCCACCGGCGGCAACGACCTCTACACCACCATCGACGTCTCTCCGTCAAGATTCGAGGCAGAGGGCACCGACCTTCTCTACTACGTGGTAGAGGCAGGCTCACGCTCCATGACCTTCATCATAGACAGCGAGGAGCGTGATGTGGCGCCTACTCTGCTCTTCACCAACAGCTTCGGCTGCCAGGAGCTCATCTACTGCACAGGCAAGCACGAAGTAGACCCGCAGTACACCCGCGATGCAGCCTACATGGGCGGCATCAGGGTAAACTACCGCATCACAGAGCAGCGCACCTTCAACGCCGATACGGGCTATCTGGGCACAGACATGGCAAACTGGGCAGATGATCTTTTCCGCTCAGACGAGGTCTATCTGGTCAATTTCATCGGCGGCGTTGCCAAGGTGGGCAAGCGTGTCACCCTCTCTGACTCCAAGTCCAAGCGTGACAACCTGCGCGACAGCGTGCCACGCTTCACCTTCAGCTACACCTACGCCCAGCGCCAGCACAATGTGCTTGACCTGCAGCGTGCCGGTCGTATCTTCGACAACACCTTCGACAACACCTTCAACTGATGAGACGCACGGCTTACCACCTCACAGAGGTGCTGCGCCTCCTGGCCAAGGCAGAGCGAGACCGCTCTACCATTAACCTGAAGGCGTGGACATCAGACGGCGAGACCGTCGACTATACAGGATGGCTGGTCAGGGGCAGCAGTTGGCGTGGCGGTTTCCACCGCCTCGTCAACCCGGCAAATGCCGAGGTTCGCACCGTTCCGGACATCTACATTCACCAGTTCCTGGGTTTACCAGTATATTTATGACATGAAACAGAAAAAATATCAGCTTCAGCAAGTAGGAACCAGCGGTTCCTACAGTCGCTACGCTCTCGTGGCAGAGGGCGTGAGCAGGGTTACAGACTCCACCACCATCGAGCAGCAGTATGGGCAGGATACCAGTTTCCTGGGTTCCGGAGAGGTGGGCGACGCCACCACGGGCATCTTGGAGACTTCAGACGGCAAGCTCTTCGAGTATGTGAACTATGGCGATGACAACGACATGCCATACACCCTGCAGCAGTTGCTGCGCCGCAACATGGTGGCGCAGCGAGCCATGGCTTTCAACGTCCAATGCTGCTACGGCCAGGGCGTGCGCTTCATGGACCGTGAGACCAAGCAGGACACTACAGACAGCGAGATACGCGACTTCTGCCTGAAGAACTCCATCCACGAGGTCTTCATGCAGCAGGCAACAGACATGAAGTTCTTCTTCTGGTCGGTAGAGGTCATCATCCTGAGCCGCGACCACTCCAAGATAGTCAACATCCGACACAAGGACGTTTCCTACTGCCGCCTGGAGGTACCAAATGAGAAGGGGCGCATAGAGCATGTCTTCTTCGGCGACTTCCGCAACGTCATGTCGCCTGTCCACACCGAAGTCATCCCGCTCCTCGACCTCTACGACCCGCTGGGCGACCTCATGGCGCGCATGGGCAAGGCTCCGGATCCATATACCGGCATCACGGGCAAGGCACCCGAGATGGGCAAGGACTGCAAGTTTGCCATCATCTCACGCATCCCGACACCCGGACTGCAGTACTATCCGATACCATACTATGCCAGCATCTTCGACGATGCCTGGTACGACATCTACCGTCTCATCGGTATCGGCAAGCGCTACATGATCAAGAACACGTCCGCTCCACGCATCCAGATAGAGGTGCACCGCGACTACTGGGAAGAGCTCTGCAACAACGAGGACATCATCGACCCTGATAAGCGCAAGGAGCGCATCCTGCAGGAGAAGGACAACATCATCAACTTTGTTTGCGGTCCGGAAAATGCAGGCAAGGCACTCATCACGGGCTATTACTTCGACCCAAACGGCAAGGAGCAGCGCATGGTGCGCATCATCAACCTCTCCGAGGGCAGCAAGAAGGAGGGTGGCGACTGGGCTGACGACATGAGCGAGGCATCCAACGCTCTCTGCTTCTCGCTGGGCGTGCATCCAAACCTCATCGGAGCAACACCAGGCAAGAGCCAGATGAACAATTCCGGCTCAGACAAGCGAGAGCTCTTCATCCTCAAGCAGTCGCTCGAGAAGGCTTGCCACGACATCATGTGCAAGCCTTACCACGTCATCTCCCACTACAATGGCTATGCCGACCGAGGAGTGACCGTAGATGTGCCGATGATAGAACTCACGACACTAGACAAAAATAAGGACCAACAGACATCAATAGTTTCAAACAATAATGGCAAAAATGAAGATTCAAATCAGCAAGGATGACTTCGAGCAGAGCATCCTTGCAGCCACCAGTTCGCACTCTGAGGTGTTCGAGTCGGTGGAACCGCATTTTAAGGAGTCCTATCTGCGGCTCAGCCAGCAGATACTGGGCGAGGTAGGAGAGGCGGCACTGGAGACCAGCGACGACCTGCGTGAAGCAGTCATCAAGGCGGTGTGCCTCGATGCCTTCCTCGGCGTAGTCAGACACCTCGACCTCGTGCTTACGCCTACAGGCTTTGGCGTTGTGGCCAACAACGAGGTCACTCCAGCCAGTTCCTCCAGAGTAGAGGCACTCATAGAGCAATGCCGCATAGCCCTCATCGTGGCTCAAGACACAGTCATGTCTCATCTCACCGTAGTGTCAGGATGGGGAAGCACCCTCCAGGCTCAGCAGGGCATACAGACGGTTGTGTGGAGCATGGAGGGCTATTGCTATCTCACGAGACAGACCAGCATGACCTCCAAGGACTGGATGTCCAAGCTGGCAGCCATGCAGGAGGCAGACGCCACCCTTCGCAAGCTGGTGTCAGACGAACAGATGGATGACATCATGTGTCTGGTCAGAGGTGTGAGAGAGGGCAATGAGTTTGAAGGCAGCGTGCGCCTCATGCTGAGCCGCTGCCTGATCATGTTGGCCAACGGCATGCTGTCTGCATACTCCAACGAGCGTGCAAGACTGCTCTCATATCTGGACAAGAACCTCGATAACTTCCCAATATATGCGGATTCATCGGCATATAAGGCTAACCATTTCAAAGAGTTCAACAATGAAAAATCAAAACCTGCCTTCGTTTTCAACGCATAAAGATGGTACACAAGAGTTCAATTTCAAGGCGCCGTCATCGTGGGCGGAACTTTCAGAGGATCAGTTGCGCTATGTCCTTAGCATCATGTCGACGTTCCAGGATCATACCGTTGTCAAATGCTACCTTCTCGCAAGGTTCTGCGGTCTTACCGTACATAAGTACACCCGAACCGGGTGGAAATGCAGCGTTAAATGCGATGAAAGCGTTGAAAATGGCGATGCTAAGACTGGAAAAGTGCGCAAGAGAGTCCTATACATCAGCGCTGCAGAAATCCTCTCTCTGCTCAAAAACTTCGATTTCATCGACTCCTTTACGGACTTTCGGCCTCTACAGGTCGCAAGTGACCTTCAGCTGCAGGCAGTAAACAGCCTGCTTCACGAAATCAGCTTCTACGATTACCTCAATATCGAGAAGAACTACCAGCTGTTCATGCTCAAGCAGGAGGACAGATTCCTGCTGAAGATGGCGCATCTCATGTACAGGACAGCAGGCGGTTCTTCCGATGAAACCGCCAATTTCGAACCTTATGAGCTCCTCGGAGTCTTCATGTGGTTCTCGAGCGTCAAGGAGTATTTCGCCGCCAACTTCCCTCACTTCTTCAGACCTGCGAAAGAGGGTGGCGAACTGCGCCGTGAGGACATCCTGCCAGCCATGCAGGCGCAGATCAGGGCACTTACCGATGGTGATGTGACCAAACTGCAGGCAGTCTATAATACCGACTGCTGGGCTGCCCTCACAGAGCTTGATAACAAGGCACGAGAGGCAGAGGAGTTCAAGAAGCGCAATAGGCAAAACAATTAAATATTCAGCATATGACAGAGAAAATCTTCGATTCCATCGCCTATTTCAAGCAGCTGGCTGCCGAGTGCAGAACCTGCAGGGATTATAATTTTGTCGCAACAGAGTGTTCCGGACCAGATTCCATCCAGGGAGTCATGCAGCAGTTCCGCAAGGCATCCAACTTCATCATGGTCTCAGATACCGTTGACAGCAACACCCATTCCATCGGAGAGGGCTTCTTTGACCGCAACGTCTATACCGTCTGGATCCTGGCAGGGTACCGACGCGATGACATGGCAGACCGAGAGGCGAAACTGAATATCTGCAGATATATCTTCCGACAGTTCCTCAGTCGCATGCTATACGACAAGAGCCGTGAGGCATACGACGGGCAGATGGAGTTCCTGGACCTCACGCAGGTCTATTCGAGCGAGCTGGGCAGATGGTCCATGAATGGCGTCACAGGACTCTACTTCATGGTCACATCAGACGAACCTATCGACATACAGTATGACGAGAGCCTATGGCAGACGCAGCAGTAGATGATCTCCTCAGATATGAGCGAGGCTGGACTAACGCCATGGGCGACTACTGGAGAGAGCGCATGGAGCGGCTTCGTACCATCGATACCGGCCGCCTCTACGCTTCCATCAAGGCGCACCTGGAGCAGGGCTCTGTGACAACCATTGAGCACAACTTCCTGCAGTACGGTATCTATGTAGCTGCAGGAGTAGGACCGGCACATGAGTGGTACAAGTGGACCGAGGCACAGGGAGGCGAGAAAGTCCACCGCATCAACAACGGCGACCTCAAATTCCTGGGCGATGAATACCGCCGAGACAACAATCTCGAGAAACCGAAGAAAGTGGGCCCAGCCTGGGGCGGTCGCATCGCCGGTGGCGAACCTAAAGGCTGCCGTGACTGGTTCTCAAAGAAGTACTACTCATCTGTCATGAAGCTCAACGAGCATGAGGCTACCTTCTACGGCGACCGGTACAATGGTCTGATGGCATCAGCCCTTACCGAGATATTCCGGGGCATCGGAGCTGCACGCAACCTCTAGGGAGCGTATTTTTACCGATTCCATCGGCATATTATCTTTGCAAACAAAAAAGTAAAATGGCATACAAATTAGACAAGAGTGCACTTCAGACCCTTTTCGAGGGCATCAGAGACGAGCGTCGCCTGCAGGCCAACACGGCAAACCGCATCGGCAACGCTTTCCTCTCGCTGCTGCACTTCTGTGCTGACGAAACATCAGAAGCCTTTCTCAGCCGCAAGCATGACGATGCAGCCGAGGGCATGATTACCTTCCTGCGTGGACTCATCTCCGAGCAGATGGCGCAGTTCAAGGCGGGTGCACAGTTCGGGGATTTTGTTTCCGGACTGTACAACGGCAAGGGAGCACAGGTTGATGCCAATGGCAATGCAGAGGTTGAGAGCATCACCGTCCGCACATACATGCGGGTCATGGAGCTGATTGTCAACCGCCTGTCAGCGCAGGAGGGTGACACTTTCTTCACCGAAAGCGACACCATCGAGAGCGTTGACAGTCTGGGCGATGATTGCTATGGCTTACACCTCCGCTCCAAGTATAGTGGATACTTCACAGCTCAGCATGTGGGCAACGTCATCAAGGGAGTGGTCAACAACATCGCCTCGGCAGCCAATTCTGGCACCTCGGCTGATTACTACACCTCATGGATGAGAGTCAACAGCGTCAACGCGGTTAAGAATTATATCGAGGTCACCCTCTATCCTGATGCCGATGTTCCGGCAGGCAAGAACTTCCCGCCGTGCGAGCTCATGAATATCGCCCGATATGGCAACCAGACCGATGAAAAGCTGCAGAGCTGTTTCTACATCTCCAGTTCCGAGGGGCGCATCGTCAAGCTGACGGGCGTCACAAAGCCGATACTTGAAAATTACAACTACGGCATGGCCTTCGGCGACATGCCTGAATTCGTCAAGTCGCTCAACCTTCCTATCGTCAAGGGCAGGGATTATCTCTATGCAGCCGGCATCATCACCCAGGATATCATACAGATTGACTATCAAGGCAAACCGGTTGTCGATTATGTAGACCGAGGACCTTGGTCAGAGGCGGCAGACTATTTCTGCTCAGCTCTCAATCCAGAAACTGGCAAATACGAGACTTCCGATGTCTGGTATACTGGGTGCAAATGGAGATGTCAGAAGACTGGTACCCATACCGCACCAAGGTGGAACAATACCGATTGGGCGATGATAGAGGGCAATCCTGCCTTCATCGTTGACTTTCTCGAAGACGAGACGATCTATGACTTCGACAACTTCCGGGCTCCGCTGACAGTCGTCGCATCGCTTTACGGCCAGGATATCACATCAGATATCCTCGACAGCGACGTAGCCTGGACCAGATACACAGAGAACAGGGCTGGTGAGCAGAGAGTCACAAGTGACAACATCTGGTCACTCGAAGTCGGTTCCAAGGCAGGCAAGGCTATCGTCCTGACCCAGTCAGACCTCTCCGTCGACAGCGAGGGAGTTCCGGCTAAGATCAGGTTCACGGCAACAGTTACACTTCGTGATGGTCTGGGCGATGAGGTCGCCCATGATTCCATCACTCTGGAATGTGTTTAATAACATATAAGATGAAATACAAAAGATTAGACATCAAGTACACGCCTCTGCAGGTACACTACTCCAAGTCCGTATCAGGCAGCGTTCCGCTCGAACAGACCTATGATGCTGATCAGGATGAGTATTCTCCTGATTACAGGCTGACTCCATGCGCCTTGCAGCCGGTCATCAGCATCATTGACCGAGATGGCATACTCCCGAGCGGACGTGTCAACAGCGAGCTGACGGACATCGCCTGGTACAGAGTCGAGAATGGTGTGGAGGGCAATGCGCTGGTTACGACACCCCAAAAGCATGTCATCACATCGTCAGGCGATGATGCTGGCAAGCTACTCTGGTACATCAACGCAGCACCGCAGAAGCCGATACTGCTCCGTTTCAAGGCGAAGTACCTGGACACCCGAACAAACGAAGTTCGCAATATTACGATGGACTACTCCATCAACTGCAAGAATGCGACCATCTACAAGCCGACGCTCCTGCTGTCAAGCGGTGACCGCTACTACAACCCACTCCGTGATACCGACAAGCAGGTCATCAATGCATCCCTGCTCCTCGGTTCTGAGGAGTGCGCCAAGAACAAGCGCCAGTTCGTCTGGGAACTTCTCCGGAGTCGTGGACAGTTCTCCGCAGTTACTGCAGATGACCTGGAGATCAAGATATCCGATGATGGTGCATCCGTCACGCTAGACCGCTCTCTGATGGGTAAGCGCATCTGCATCAGGTGTAGAGCAAGATACTCTGCAGCGGGCAATCCGGAAAGCGTAGAGCTCAACGATGCAACCCCATTCAAGATAGTCAACATCGTCAGGAGAATTCCGTTCTACGATTACGACATGCTTGATACGGTCGATGAGGTGCTGCCTGACACGAAGGAGGTAAACCCAAGGGCAACTATTTTTGACAATGTAGGGGAAATAGCAAACCCTACGAGAGAGCTGCAGGTACTCTGGTGGATGGCACCGAATAATTCGGTACACTTCGAGAATGCTGTCCTTGTCGGACATGGCATGTCTCCGAGTGTTCTTACAGAACTTCTGGACCCAAACAGAGGAGCTATACTCGCGTTGGAAGTCAAAGACCTCGAACCCTTAGCTCTGGCAATGGATGCCGACGGCAAGGTCTTCGTGGACGCAGACGGCAATCCGTTTATTTTTCACTAATAATTATTTTTTAAAAATATGGAAAGATACATCAAGGCAAACCGCAAGGTTGCAGAGTTCCTTCAGCTGACCGAAGACAGAACTGAACTGCAGGATGGCAGTTTCCTTCTGTGGTGTCAGGACATCCTTCCGTTCGGTAAACCTATCGAGTTCGAGGAGACGCTGTCCAAGATTGGCGCTATCGCCATGGACGGCAAAACAGCCTGCAAGGAGCAGGACGGAGAAGTGTGTAACAAGCTGCCTGTAGCTACAGACAGCAGATTCATCATGAGAGAGGAGGCAAAGAATGAGTAGTGCAAGCAAATCGGTGAACATCAAGTTCATCCAGAAGATGGGTACATTCACGCCATCTATCCAGTCTCCGGATGGAGATCTCTACCAGGAGTACCAGAAAAACGGCGAAGTCGTCATCGTCTATCCCGACTTCTCGCAGTTGCAGCCTAAGCTCTACTTCGTAGTCCTCTCGTCAAGAGCAGCTGATGGTGTCACGACACCTGTCTCCATGCAGTTCTTTTTCAACGAGACGGAGATTCCGTTCAACAGCTCTGGCAAATCAACCGGTCTCTTCGAAGGTCTCTTCGAGATTATCAGACCAAGTACTTCGCAGTTCTTCTGGGGGCTGAAGATATGCAACAACCTAGTCAAGGCATCCAATTACACAGCCATCAATATCAAGATGGTTGGCAAGATTTCCGAGAGATCCAACCAGCAGGAGATTACCGATGAGGTACAGGCTGTATACGAGATACCGGTCGGCCCGTACACAGGCGTAGCCTATCGAGTATCGATCAAGGCTCCTGCAAGCGATACACACAACTTCGTGCTCAATAACAAGGATGATAGCTGCCAGCTCGAAGCCAAAACCACGCTGGCCAACGAGACCCTGACATCAGGGCTATATTATAAGTGGTACAGAGCTACAAACAGCATCACGGGTTGGGAGCAGATTGCAGGAGCAAATGGCAAGACAATTACTGTCAAGGCATCCGAGGTCGATTGTACTCGCGAGTATATGGTAGAGGTCTACAATGACAAGGCCATGGGCAAGGATAATCTGCTGGGATTTGATTTCCAGACAGTCATCGACGCGTCGGATCCGTATGACATCGAGCCGAACCCGACACCAGCGGATGAGTCTATCAGCGAGGACGAGGCAGGTAATGGCACTGTGACCTATACACCTCGCATGATTGTCAGAGGTAAGTCGGAGGCAGTGGAAACTAAATTCTATTTCACGCTGAAATCTGGGTCCGGTGTCGTCCTCAACACCGAAGCGGCACGCAAGCCTACAGTCCAGTTGAGTTCTTTCGCTGTGACGAGAGAAGACTGCATACACGCAGGTTACAGCAACGTAGCATTAACTATTCAGTCAGTCAAGTAGCTTATGCCAATTATAACAAGAATTATCAGATTTCTCCGCATCGGTGTTGGCATATCCGACACCGATGTCGAGTATGCTGACTCCACGAGCAGCACCGTAGCGCCAAACACAGGCTGGCAGACTACAGCGCCGAAGTGGCAAAATGGTCACTTCATCTGGTCCAGAACTCGTATATATTATACCAATGGTCAAGAGAAGATCAGCAATCCTGTCTGCTTGCCATCCGGAAAGGGTGTAGTCAGCATCGTAGAGCAGTATTACCAGTCTGCGTCATCGTCGATACCTACAGGCGGCACCTGGGTCAGCAACAAGGCTCCTGCTTATGTTGAAGGCAAATTCATCTGGACTCGTTCAGTCATTACTTATACAGATGGCAGCAGTACTGCTACTGATGCCGTATGCGTGACCGGCAGCAAGGGAGACAAGGGAGATAAAGGCGACAAGGGCAGCACCGGCAGCGTCCTTCGAGGTCCGCAGCTGTGGAATACCTGCATCAATGGATACAGATTCGAAGCGGGTGGAGAAGGTGAAGAGTGGAAAGATACGGTCTTCTATAATGGCAATACCTATTCCTGCATCAAGACGCACGTCAAGACAGCAGATAATTATCCGGGATCTGCAGCTGATCTGAATAACCATTATTGGAGACTGGGCCAGTCTATCGAACTCCTCATAGCCCACATCATCCTCACCCAATACCAGATGGTGGAGAACCTGGGTGTCCGTTCCATCGAGATGAAGGATAAGGACGGCAATGTCGTTTTCAGAGCTAAGGATGGTGATCTCGATTGCAAGGGTGGTAATTTCGAGAACATTACGGCAACAGGTAACTTCAAGTCAAGAAATGAAAAAACCTGGAATGAAATCGAAATGAATGCTGATAAGGGTTACCTTGTCATGCGTGGACCAACTTCAGTTAACGATGACAACTGGGATTTACCAAGTTCAATTGCTGAAATGACAGACCTTTTCAAGGTTAAATTTGAGACAGATAGTGATACGCTGAGTCGAATTGCGACAATGGATTTATTTGGATTTGGTGGAAGGAAACGGGTGAATATAGATCCAGAATTTGGTTTAAGAATATACTCTAATGAGGGGACAGATGATGAGAGTCATCTGTTTTTGGGCAAGGATTCGATTGATTATAGTGACGGATTAGGTCATGTGTATCATAGTGATTGGAACAGTTTGCTAAAAAAAAATATTATAAATAAATATGGAAGGTAAAAAATTCAATTCCGTGACGAAAGTCACAACCGTCAACAGCAACCAGAGTCTGCTGCTGACAGACCAGAATGGCAATGTCACTAGCATCGGTATGGATGCGCTCAAGGCTGACCTTGCTGTTGGTCAGCATGCCTGGTGCGGAAGAGTGTGGGACACCGCAAACGCAACGCCTAAGGCTGCATCATACATTGGCTCACTTGAATTGCTGAAGGAGTTGCCATACATCCTCGGACTTGGCGCATACTTGGTCAAGAATGACCACAGCCGCAGAAAGCTCGACAGCAAGGACCACCACAAGTATGCTACTGGTGAACCGGCAAGGCTGGATGGTACAGAAGGTCACTATCAGTGGGGCTGGGGCAGAAAATTCTACGTTGTCATCAAGGATATTGGCGGATTGCACTATGAGCAGATTGGCATCAAGCCAATACCAGGTGAATACAATCTTGAGATACCAATCGGCAGTATTTCTGCAGCTGGCTTCGCTACTATTAAGCGTAGTACCGGACGCCTGGTTAGTTACATCAATGATGCGGCCAACTACCGTGGTGGCGACAACAATGCTACCTATGATGGCAAGAACAATACGTTGCTGGGCAGACCTGCTACCGCTATGACTACAGAGCAGTTCAGAGCTGCAGCGCGTAAGAACGGCAAGGGTTGGCTTTGCACAACCATGCGACATACATCCATTGTCGCAATTCTGTTCAGTGTCATTTTCGGTACACATTATGATCAGGATGCAGTCAATGCCAACAAGGATGCCAACGGCCTCTTCCAAGGTGGACTCGGAGCAGGCTTGACGCAGATGCCGAACTGGGATGCCTACAATGGTTGGCGACCAGTTGCACCAATGAGTGCAGGCATTGAACTTGGTGATTCATGTGGAGAAGCGACCTATGCCGTAAAAAATGATGCAGGGGCAACGGTCTATAATGCCAAGATACCATGTTTCTTCGGTTATAAGAACGGCTTTGGCAATCTATGGCGAATGATGGATGATGAGTTCTGCCAGGTGAATAGTGACAAGACCATGACCCACCTGGTCGCTCCGTCTATTTACGGCTCCTGGACTATCGGCAATGCTACCGGCATGAAGACGTTGAGCAAGTCACCTGGCGGTGGTGAAGGATATATCAAGACCTTGTCGATGGAACATCTAGAGAACTTCTGTACGCAGATTGGTGCTACAGAGTCAACCTATTCGACAGGTTATTTTTGGAATACGTCAAACGCTACTTCCGGTTTTCGCCTGTGTCTTCGCGGTGGCAACGCTGACAATGGTGGTCAATGCGGTCTTTCGACGCTCAACGTGAACAATGCTGTCTCGGATTCCAATGTGAACTACGGTGCGGCCCTCAACTTAACAAGATACTGCAGGTTAGTTTGCTTAGCTGCAGAGATTTCGGGAGTCAGGCCTTGCCTCATGGCAAAACATACACTTTAGCAGAATAGCAAGTAGATGATGGCAATGGGTCATCCGGTCGAAAGTTAGGACATTAGAAAAGCAGACAACAGACACAGACACCGACATTTATCAGACACCGACCTTTTTTTATAAATAAAATTTTAAGCAAGTGAAGAGGTTAGGTAACATTTCACAGGCGGTTGAGACTTTGCAAAATTTTCGTGAAGCATTTTTTGATTTTTCGAGGCACAAGAAGTCCCGTCTCTCAGTACAAGCGTTTGAGGCAGAGTTTGAAACAAATCTTCAAGCCCTGCTAAATGCATATGTTAATCAGACATGGCATACATCAGACTATGAGGCCAAGCCGGTTGAAAAACCCAAGCATCGTATAGTCAATAAGTTGCCTGTTGGCGATCATGTCATTCAGCATGCAGCCATGCACACCAGTGAAGATAAGTTGAGAGCCAAGATTCCTTTCAACAGTCCAGCTGGTACCAAGGGGCGTGGCACGCATTTCTTCTACAAGATTATCAAGCAGGACATCTATACCTCGCCACAGCTAGAGACATTCTATTGCTTGCCCATGGATATACATCATTATTTCCAGCATGTTGAGCACAATCTGCTCAAGAGAGAGTACAGGTTGTATATCAAGGACCGCAAGCTGCTTGCATTCATCGACGAGGTCGTTGACAGCTATGCCAACGGCATAGTGCTGGGCGTCAAGCTTACACAACTTTTGGGGCAACTGTTTCTGGCGAGGTTTGACTATCTCGCCATGCGGTGTTTTGATATACTCCAAGACCCCGAAAAACATGGCTACTGGCAGGCTCGGTACGTCACGGACATGCTCCTCACATGCCGCTCGGAGCAGCAAGCTATCGTTTTAAATGTGGGGGAGGCCGTCCGAAAACTTAATTAGGGAAGCAAACAACTGAATTGGGCATTT